TACATACTTAGAGTCTGATAAAGATTTAATCAAATTATTAGAAAAGAAAGTATACCACGAAGAAGTGGTATCAGTTATTGAATCTATTATGGCCGAGTTGAAACAAAGAACTTGGCAAATTCGAGATTATATATCATGGGAGAAGTTTGTTGCAGGAGTCTGATCTTTTAATATCAAAGAAGGATGAAGTATATGTTAAGATAATGTGTGAGAAACACATTGCTCGAGAACTGTCTGAATACTTCACCTTTTTTGTACCAGGTTATCAATATGTTCCGGCATATAAGAACAAAATTTGGGATGGTAAGATACGTTTATTCATCTTACTAAATCAAACCATATACTTTGGTCTTCTTCCTTATGTAGAAGAATTCTGTAAAGAGCGTTCTTATACCATAGAATACGATGATACACGACCAGACATAGAAGATGACTTTTCTTTGTATCATGCCAAAAAATTTATAGATACATTAAGCCTTCCTTTTGAAGTCAGAGACTATCAAGTGGATGCATTTGTACATGGTATGCAAAGGCGTAGAGCTTTGTTGTTATCGCCAACAGCATCAGGCAAATCTCTTATCATATATCTTTTGGTTAGACAGTTTTTGGATTATCAGGGGCTTAAAGGACTAATTATTGTTCCTACAACTTCTTTGGTAGAGCAGTTGTTTAAAGACTTTAGTGATTATGGATGGGACACCGGCCATTATACACACAGAATCTACCAAGGCAAGCTCAAACAAACAGATTTACCATTAACTATCTCCACATGGCAATCACTCTATCAATTGCCTAAAGAATATTTTGAACAGTTTGATTACATCATTGGCGATGAAGCACACCTATTCAAGGCACAATCGTTAACCAAGATACTTACTGCATGTAACAAGACCAAGTATCGTATTGGTCTTACAGGCACCTTAGATGGTTCCAAGACACACAAATTAGTATTAGAAGGATTATTTGGTCAAGTTAAAAAGGTTATTACTACCAAAGAGTTGATGGACAATAAACAGGTTTCAGATTTTGAAATCAAATGTCTTGTGTTGAAACATCCAGAAGAGCTCTGTAAAGCCATGAGAGAGTACACATATCAAGAAGAACTTGGTTATTTAATTATGAATGAGGAACGCAATAAATTTATTAAAAATCTTGCGGTAAGCTTGAAAGAAAATACACTTATTTTGTATCAAATGGTTGAAAAACATGGCCAACTCCTGTATAATATGATACTAGAAACAGAGAAACTTGGCAACAGAAAGGTTTTCTTTATTCATGGTGGTACATCTACTGATGATAGAGAAACAGTTCGAACTATTATGGAGAAAGAAAATGATGCTATTATTGTGGCTTCTTATGGTACCTTTTCAACTGGAATTAATATACGCAATTTGCACAATATTATATTTGCATCACCGTCAAAGTCTAGAGTTAGAAACTTGCAATCAATTGGTCGAGGCCTCAGAAATTCTGAAGGTAAATCCATTGCAACCTTGTACGACATTGCCGATGACCTTACATACAAAAAACATATGAATTTTACACTAAGACATTTCGTGGAAAGAGTGAAGATATATAAAGGTGAACAGTTCTCTTTCAAAGTTTACAAGATAGGACTTAAAAATGGAAATTAAAGACGTAAAGATTGTAAGACTTACCTCAGGTGAAGACCTTATAGCAGGTCTGTTAGAGGCAGATGGCACATATTATCTGAAATCTCCAATGATTTTTATTCTTAAAGATACAGGCAGAACATTTGCCTTGATGTTACAAAACTGGTTACCTGTTCAAATTATGAAAATGAATGAAGCTGTATTGAAATCAAAAGATATTTTATTGGTAAGTGAACCTGAAGAAAGCTTTGCTGAATATTATTTGGATCAAGTTCAGGAGATGGAAGAAGAAATTAAAGCTAAATTAGAATTGAAGAAGCTTAAAGATATTGGTATGGAAGAACCAGGTAATATGGATTGGATTCATGTATTAGAAGATATGGAAATATCTAAAAATGAATTAATTCATTAATCTTCATAGGGGGACACCGAGGACTATACTCGATGTCAAGCCTTTTGTCAACAACTTTCTGTGGTATATATTATGAGTAAACAAAAACATTACATCAACAACGCTGATTTCTTATTGGCCTTAACTGATTACAAAGCTAAGGTCAAGGAGTCCAAAAAACTAAACCTACCTGCACCAGCAATACCAAACTACATTGGTGAATGCTTTATGAAGATTGCAGAAGGTTTATCTCACAAGCCAAACTTTATCAATTACTCTTATAGAGATGAAATGATATCGGATGGTATTGAAAACTGTTTGATGTACTTTGCCAACTTTGATGAAACCAAATCAAAGAATCCATTTGCTTATTTTACACAAATCATCTACTATGCTTTTCTCCGTAGAATACAGAAGGAGAAGAAACAGTTGTATGTGAAGTACAAAGCCACAGAGATGATTGGTATTCTAGATGAATTTGAGATGTTGGAACATGAGGATGGGACTTCCAGTCAATTTGAATTGTATGATAACATATCCGAGTTCATCGGTAACTATGAGAGTGCCAAAGCTGCCAAAAAAGAAGCCAAGGATACTAAAAAACCTAAAGGATTAGAAAAGTTTATTGAGGAGTCATAATGAAAGTAGGATTTACCTGTTCAACCTTTGATTTGTTTCATGCAGGCCATGTGATGATGTTACAAGAAGCAAGAACACAATGTGATTATTTGATTGTAGGATTACAAACCGATCCAACCATAGATAGAGCTGAGAAGAATAAACCAGTACAAACACTATTGGAAAGATTCATTCAGGTTAAGGCATGTAAGTATGTGGATGAAATTGTACCATATTCTACCGAAAAAGAATTGATGGACATCTTGACATCCTTCCCAATTGATGTTAGAATCATAGGTGAGGAGTACAGAGATAAACAATTTACTGGTTGTAATTTACCGATTGGTGTTTACTTTAACTCCAGACAACACAGTTTCAGTACAACAGAACTGAGACAACGTGTCCTACAGGCTAACAACAAAACGATGAAATATGAAAGTAGCAATAATAACTGACCAACATTTTGGAGCTAGAAATGATTCCACACACTTCTTGGATTACTATGAAAAATTTTATAATGAAACATTCTTTCCTATTATTGATAGTGAACGAATTGGTACTGTTCTTATTCTTGGTGATACTTTTGATAGGCGCAAATATATAAATTTCCACACACTTAAAAGAGCAAAAGAAATGTTCTTTGATGAGTTGGCCAAAAGAGAGATCAAAGTCTACGTTTTGATTGGTAACCATGATACATATTTCAAGAACACTAATGAGGTGAACTCTGGTAACCTATTGATAGGTGATTATGTAAATATTACCATCATCAATAGCCCACAAACAATTCACTTAGATTATGGTAATCCAAGTTACGATGTGTGTATGATGCCATGGATTTGTGCAGATAATTACGAACAATCTATGTTGGAGTTGAAACATACTTCAGCTACTCTTTGTATGGGTCATTTTGAGATTGCCGGATTTGCTATGCACCGTGGCATGCCATCTCAGGAAGGATTAGACCGTGGAATATTTAATAAATTCGATTACACTTTCTCAGGCCATTACCATCATAAATCTAATGCTGATAGCATTTTTTATTTGGGGAATCCGTATGAGCTCACTTGGCAAGATTACAATGATCCCCGTGGTTTTCATTTATTTGATTTGGCAAACCGTGAACTTAGTTTTATACACAATCCAAATGTAATGTTTCACAGGATTGTGTATGATGATAAGGCAGAAACAATTGCCGAAATCGGTGCCAAAGATATGGTACCTTATGCTGGCAAGTATGTCAAAGTGGTAGTAGTGAATAAAACCAACCCATATTTGTTTGACAAATTTATGAATAACCTTTATAATGTCAATCCCGTTGATATTACTATTGCTGAAGACTTTACAGATTACACCGAAGGCCTTGAAGAAGAGATGGTGGATCAAGCTGAAGATACATTAACAATACTAAACAAGTATGTTGATTCTATCAAACAAGATAATATAGACAACGGCAAACTTAAAGGCATACTAAGAGAATTATACGTTGAGGCTTTGAACCTAGAAACTGCATGATAAATTTTGAATCTGTACAATGGAAAAACTTTCTCAGTACTGGTGCTTCACCAACTAAGATAAAGTTAAACCAATCTCCAAACACACTAATCATTGGCCATAATGGCGCAGGTAAATCTACTGTGCTTGATGCTTTATGTTTTGGTTTGTTTGGTAAACCATTTCGCAAAATAAATAAACCACAGTTACTGAACTCTATCAATCAAAATGATTGTGTGATTGAGGTGGAGTTTTCTATTGGTACTAAACAGTATAAAATCATCCGTGGTATTAAACCAAACACGTTTGAAATATATTGTAATGGCAGTTTGGTGAACCAGGATGCGAAAGCTAAAGACTATCAGGAACATTTAGAGAAGTTTATTCTCAAACTAAACTACAAGTCCTTTACGCAAGTAGTCATCCTTGGTTCAGCTTCTTTTGTTCCGTTCATGCAGTTATCTCCTGGTGATCGTAGAGCCATCATTGAAGACTTGTTAGACATTCAAATCTTCTCTTCAATGAATGGTGTTGTCAAAGATAAGATGGCAGAGTTTAAAGATGCCATAACAAAACTCAAGTATGATGTTAATTTGGCTCAAGAGAAAATAACACTTCAAAAACAAAACATTGAAGACCACAAACAGGCCAACGAAGAAGAAGTACAACGTAAGCGTGATGAGATTGTAACCAACCAAGAACAGTTGGATCAACTTGCATCTGATAATGAAAAGATACAAAAGCACATTGACATTCTATCTAAGAAGATAGGTAGTGAAAAGACTTCTTTGGAAAATAAATCCAAAAAGTTATTACAACTTGAAACCAAGGTTGAAAACAATATTAAAAAGAATGAGAAAGATGTGACCTTCTATGAATCAAATGATGACTGTCCAACTTGTAGACATCCACTTGAAGAAGAATTCAAGCAATCACAAATTACTGAACGAAAA